GAGGAAGAAGCAATAAATGAATATATTAAAGAAGTTGAAAAGGTAATAAAGAGATGACATTACAAGAGCTTAATAATATTTTAAAGTCTACTGGATATGAAGTTGCTTATTCTCATTTTAATACACCTATAAAACCACCCTTTATAACCTATTTAATATCAAATAGTGAAAACTTTATAGCAGATAATAAAGTTTATAAAAAAATAGATAATATTAAAATTGAGCTATATACAAGCATAAAAGATTTACAAGCAGAAGAAAAATTAGAAAAATTATTAGATGAAAATGATATAGCTTATGAAACTGATGAAACATGGATAGAAAGTGAGAAGTTATTTCAAAAAATATATGAAGTGAGGTCGATATAAATGTCAGAAAATAAAGTTACATTTGGATTAAAAAATGTTCACTATGCCATTATAACAGAAGGAGAAGAAGGAAGTATAACTTATGGAACTCCTGTAAGAATACCAGGAGCAGTTGAAATAAGCTTAGAGCCAAGAGGAGAAATGACAGAATTTTATGCAGATGACATGTTATATTATGCTGCTCAAAATAATCAAGGGTATGATGGTACATTAAATATTGCTAATATTCCAGATCAATTTGCAATAGATTGTTTAGGAGAGGAACAGGACGAAACAGATAAAGTAATTACAGAAAAAGCTGATAAAGAAGGAAAGCCTTTTGCTCTACTATTTGAGTTTGATGGAGATGTAAAAGCAACAAGACATGTGTTATATAATTGTAGTGCTAATAGACCGACAATAGCATCAACTACAAAGAGTAATTCTAAGGAGCCTAATACAAATGAATTATCTTTTGTATCAAGTCCTAGAAGTACAGATTTATCAGTGAAAACAAAAACCACAACAAGTACACCAGCAAACATTTATGATAACTGGTATAAAAAGGTGTACGAAAAGGCTGCAGCAATGTCTTTGGAGAAAGTAAGTAAAGGGAAGGAGTAAATAATATGGAAAAAACAATATTAATTGATGGAAAACAAGTAACATTTAAATCCACTGCAGCAACACCATTACGTTATAAAAGACAATTTGGGAAAGATTTTTTTGCAGACATAATAAAGTTAAGTGCTTTAGATGGATTAAATAGCAAGAAAATAGATATGAAAAAAATAGACAAATTAGATTTTGATGTTTTTTATAATGTTATTTGGGTTCTTGCAAAAACTGCAGACCATAAAATTCCTGATCCTTTGACATGGCTTGATGGATTTGATGAATTTCCATTGTTTGATATTATTCCAGAACTTCAGGAATTAATATTATCAAGCATAAAAACTAAAAAAAAATAGAAAATTCAAGTGGGGATAGTGAAAGTTTAACAACTGAACTATTCCTTTATTTATGTAAAAAAGTTGAGTTAGATATATATGAATTAGAAGAAATGACAATAGGAATGTGCCTTGACTATATGGACGAATGGATTGAAAGAAATAATAGCAATAATACAAATAATAAACAAGCTAGAAAAGCTACACAAACTGACTTTGACAACTTCTAATATAAGGGGGTGAATGATATGGCAGGAAAAAGCAGAATAAAAGGAATCACTATCGAGTTAGAAGGAAAAACCACAGGGTTAGAAAAAGCCATTAGTGATGTAACAAGTAAGTCTATGGATTTACAAGGAGAGTTACGAGATGTTGAAAGACTATTAAAGTTTGATCCAGGTAATGTTGAGGCATTAGCACAAAAACAAGAGATATTAACTAAGCAACTTGAAAATACTACTGAAAAACTTAATAGATTAAAGGCAGCACAAGCAGAGGTTGAAAAACAATTTAATAGTGGTGAAATTGGTGAAAAACAATACAGAGCCTTTAGAAGAGAAATAGAATACACTGAAAAATCTATAAGTAATTTAAAAGAGAAGTTATCTAGGATGGATGGAGAAGGTATTAAGGAAGTAACAGAAGAGGTTATAGATTTACAAGGTGAATTAAAAGAGGTAGAGAAATTATTAAAATTTGATCCAGGTAATGTTGAGGCGTTAGCTCAAAAGCAAGTGTTATTACAAAAGCAACTTGAAGAATCTAATAAGCAGTTAAATGAATTAAAGCAAACACAAGCAGAGGTTGAAAATCAATTTAAAAATGGAGATATTGGAGAAGGTAAGTATAGATCTTTTAGAAGGCAAATAGAGTTTGCAGAAAAATCAGTTAAAGATTTAGAGAATGAAATATCTCAACTTGATGGAAGCGAAGTACAAGAATTAAGAACAGATTTTAATAGAGTAGAAGAAAGTTCTGACGATGCAAAAGAAAGTGTTAAGGAGTTAGGAAATGAATTACTAGAATTAGCTGCAGGAGCTGCCGCAGTTGATGGAATTGGTGGAGTAATTGAAAAAGCCTTAGAAGTATCAAGTACTAATACTAAAATTGATATAACTTTCGACGTACCAGAAGAGTCAAAACAGAGTGTAAAAGAAGCTATAAACTCGGTGAGTGCGTATGGCGTAGATGCAGAAGAGGCTTTAGAAGGTGTTAGGAGACAATGGGCCTTAAACAAAGATGCAACAGATGAAAGTAATTCTTCTGTAATAAAGTCAGCAGGTGCAATAGCTGCAGCTTATAATGAAATAGATTTTACTGAACTTATTCAGGAAAGTAATGAGATGGCAAGTAGCATGAATATGTCTAATGAAGAAGCTTTGGCAATGGTAAATTCGTTGTTAAAGATAGGATTTCCACCAGATCAGTTAGATATAATATCTGAATATGGGAGTCAACTTGCACGTGCTGGGTATAATGCAGAAGAAATACAAGGTATTATGGCAGCTGGTGTTGAGACAGGAACTTGGAATATAGATGTACTATTAGATGGTCTAAAAGAGGGAAGAATCGTTTTATCGGAATTTGGGCAAACAGTAGATGATACAACTGCAAAAATGCTAGGCACTACAGGAGAACAATTACAAAAGTGGGGTAAAGCTGTGGCTGCAGGTGGAGAAGAGGGTAAAAAAGCAATGCAAGAGGTTGCACAGGCTATAAAAAATATAGATGATGCGACAATACAAAACCAAGCTGGAGTCGCTATTTTTGGAACCTTATGGGAAGAGAATGGAACTAAAGTAACAGATGCAATTTTAGGAATGAATGATAACCTTTCTACAACAAGTGAAAATTTAGGAGAACTAAATGAATTAACATCGGGATTAGATGTAGATCCTGCAATAGCAATGCAACAAGCTATGTTAGATTTGCAATTAGCATTACAACCATTGTTAATATTTATTGCTGAATTAATTGGACATATAGCACAGTGGATACAAGATAATCCAACTTTGGCGGCAACAATAACTGCAGTCTTAACAGTTTTAGGAATATTGATGGGGCTATTTATGGCATTATCGCCTATAATCACAGCACTAACTGGATTATCTACAGCTTTAGGAGTTGGAATTGGGACTATAGCATTACCAGTTTTAGCAGTTATAGCAGCAATAGCAGCATTAATAGCAATAGGAGTATTGCTATATAAAAATTGGGATGAAATAAAAGCTAAATCTATTGAAATTTGGGGAAGTATAAAGAATTTCTTTAGTGAAACATGGAGTAATATAAAAGAAATTTTTTCAAATGGATTAGAAATAGTTAAATCTTATGTAAAGGAAAAGTTCAGCAATATAAAAGATTCTATTTCAGGAAAAATGAAAGAAGTTAAAGAGACAATATCAAACATTTGGAACAATGTCATGGATTTCTTTAAAAATATTAATTTATTTGATATTGGTAAAAACATAATTCAAGGACTAATAAATGGTATAAAGAATATGGCTAGTAGCGTTGTTGATAGTGTTAAGGGTGTTGTAGATGGAGCTATTCAAGGAGCTAAAAAGCTATTAGGAATACATTCCCCTTCAAGGGTATTTAAGCAGTTTGGTGTTTATACTGGTGAAGGATTTGTAAATGGTATAACAGAAATGAAAGATGAAGTAGCAAGAGCAGGACAAAGAATGGCTGACGCTTCAATTCCTAATATAGTAGCACCTGATTTCAGCAGTAATGGATCATTAGAGTCAAACCAAATTAATGTATACTTAACAAATGAAACTAAATTGGATAGCAAAACAATAGGAAAAGAAACTAAAAATCTTGTTGTAAATGATGTAGGAAGAAGCGCTAAAAATTATATGGTTAAGAAAGGTAGGGTTAGATTTGCATAGATATTTTATTATTTTTAATAACAAAACTAACTTAGATGTTAAGACGATGATAGAGACAAGACCCTCAAAACCTGCCCCAGAAATGGAATATGAAACAGTTAAAGTACCAGGTGGGAGAACTTTATATATAGAGAAAGGATATAGTGATGTAGAAATACCTATCGAATTTAATTTTATCTCTAAAGATGCATCTGAATGGGATAAGGATTTTAGGATTATAAAGAAATGGTTATTATCCCAAATAAATAATAAATTAAAATTTAGT